TCATCGCAACCGCTTTCCGTTACGCAGGGTGAGCACGATCTTCATTCCGTTGTGTTGACAGGACACAGGACTGTCGGGGTACGAACGCCGTCCCGCGTCCACAGGGGACCGTGGACAGTCGCCCGACTCCTGGTCAAACTGGGCGAGTACCGCACGCACGTGCGCGTTGATGTCCTCGAACATCGCTCGGTGGCGCCGCGCGCCGCGATGCATCCTGATCAAGGCCGTGGCAACGAGAAGCAGGAGCGGACCGCCAAACGCTGCGACCACCAGCACGTTCCAAGCGCTCATCGATTCACTCCCTTCTGGTTCGGCAGGCACGCTTAGGCGGAGACGGCGGCTAGTGCCGCTCACCAGCGTGGCTTGGTGCCCGCCGTCAGGGGTGGCACCGGGTGGTCACCGACCAAAGACAGCTCTTGTGACCGTACGTGTCGGCGCTGTCGCCGCCCCAGGAGTTTGCTAGAGTTTTCTCGACAAGTTTCGTGCCACTAGGATTCGTTGACGCATGCCAGCTTGTCAGGGCACCATCAGGAGGTGGAGAAAATCAGCGCAAACTTCTAGTTAGGGGTACAACATGCAGCTAACGTTCCTGGGCAAAGAAACACAGGGTGGGGGCTCACCTACCCTGTTTGCCACTGACCGAGGTACCTACGTGGTGCAAGGCTGGAAGGTGGCGGGTCACGACAAGATCGAGATTCCCCAGCGCCTGCTGGCCCATCTGGAACCCCACACCTACCTCGGCACCAGGCTCAGCGATACCGGGCGGGGCACGTTCATGTTGTCGGGTGCGCCTGTCACGGATGACGTGGCACTGTCTCAGATGGACATTCCCGGGCATGAGACCTGTGTCGAAGTCCCTAAGAACGAGGAGAGTTGGTTCGGTGAACCTGCTACAGGGTGAGGCGTTCGACAAACTGTTCCACAGCTTCAAGCATGCGGCGTTTCATCTTGAAGTGCAGGACAGCTACCACACCCCGGAGGAATCTGTGCCATTTCGCCTCTTCCTCACTGGGCAGCCGGACGACTTCGCGTGGCACGCGCCTTGGCTTGCCTTGATTCGAGAGGTGACGGGCGGCGGCAAGCGCGTCACCCGGGCGCGAGTCGTCACCGTTCCCCATGGCGACTACACCCGGTGGGGCTTGACCGTAGCGGCGCACAACATCGCGGCAGGGGAAGACATCCGCTGGTTGCCGCGCCACCTCATCGATCCAGCGGAGCTCACGACGGACGACTACTGGCTATTCGACGATGAGCGCGTCGCCTTCACCGTGTTCGAGCCCGGTGGCCGGTTCGCAGGCGGCGCCGTCACCACTGATCCGGTGATCGTGGCCCACTGCCGTGCCGTCCGCGACCGCGTCTGGCAGGCAGCCATCCCATATCGCCAGTACCTCGCAAGCGAACACACCTCCTCCGCGTAAGACCGCTCGCTGTGACAAGCTCGATACATCAGGCCCGTGAAGCACTCGGCCACCGGCTCCGGGACATCCGCAGGAACGCCGGTCTAACCGGCGTGGCGCTTACGGCCCGGGCCGGCTGGCCCAGCAGCTCAAAAGTTTCAAAGATCGAACACGGCAAGCAAACACCGTCCGAAGACGACATCCGGACATGGTGCAGACACGCCGGGGCCGAAGAACAGATATCCGACCTGGTCGCCACCGTCCGCAGCATCGAATCCATGTACGTGGAGTGGCGACGGATGTTGGAAGTTGGCACCCACCACCGTCAACACGCCTCTAAGATCGTGGAGGCCCAGACAAGGCTCATGCGCTGGTACGAACCGCTCCTCATACCCGGCATACTCCACACCGCCGAGTACGCGCGAGCGGTGATGGGGCGGGTGATCGACTTCTATCGCATCCCGGATGACCTTGAAGCGGGCGTAGCGACCCGAATGGAACGCCAGCAGATTCTGTACCGAGGCGGCCGACGGTTCCACTTCGTGGTCGCCCAACAGGCACTGCACACAACCGTTGGCAACGCTGAGATCATGATTGGCCAACTTGACCGGCTGCTTGCCGTTACCTCGCTTGCCCGCGTCCTGTTCGGCGTGCTGCCGACCGGAGCCGAGTATCGTGTGCCCACGAACCAGTTCATCATCTTCGATGACCGGCTCGTCAACATCGAGACCATCTCCGCCGAGTTGGCCGTTAGCCAACCACGAGAGATCGCCCTCTACGCCAAGGCATTCAACGAACTGTCCCAGCAGGCTATCTATGGGCGAGCAGCACGAAGGCTCATCTCCGATGTTCTCGAAAACCGTCGTACGGAGCAACCGCCCGAGTGTGAACCTGAGTTGCCATCAGGCCATGAGTAGTAGATGTCTAGGCCAATCCTGACCTTGGGGGTGGACGTCCGCCCCCGCTCCGGAGCCAGCCCGAATCCAGCACGGCGTCGCGAAGGCGGAACGTGCGCAGGGGCGCGGCTACCGAGAAGTTGGCGATGGTCGTACGTGACCTTTGGACCGGGATGGACAGACCCGATGGCCCCGAGTCGTCATCGCCTGGTGGTTGGTTGTCGCGGTTGTGCTGCTCGACGTCGCTGATGAACTGGGCGAGGTCGGGTGTGATGGTGGTGCCGTGGGCGATGGCCACGGAGTAGAGGTTGGTGGGGCCGCAGACGAGGCGGTATGGCTCGTCTGGGAGTAGGTCGGTACTGGGTACGAGGTGCACCAGCTGGTGCCGGGCCATGGTCGTTCCTCCCCTTGTGCACGTCTGGCTTACGCGGTGGCGGCCGTGCCGTGCGGTGTCTGGTGTGTTCGGTGTCCCTCCTGGCTGCCGAACGCACGGTGGTTGATCGGATGAATGTTCTTCGTGTTGGCGCTGGTAGTCCTTACAGGACGATCCTCGGTCACCGCTTGGACGGTTGGGGTGGTGCCGGCTGTGGGTGGGGGTGTCGTTCGAAGCTGGCCACGATGTCCTTGATGCGTTGCTGGTCTGCCTCGGGTAGGGCGCGGATGCGGTGCATGAGGTCGACTTCTGCGGGGGTGAAGGCTGGTTCGATGGATATGCCGAGGTCGCGGATGCATGCCTGGGTGACGACTTCCAGGGGTTTGTCGAGTGCCTTGGCGATGTACTCCATGACGTTGAGTTTCGGCAGTCGTTGGGTTCTGTCGGCTGTTGACGGTCGGGTGTAGTAGGAGATCGACCCTTCGGGGAGGCCGGTGTCGCGCTCGATCTGTCGGACCGGTCGTGGGTCGGCGTCGATGAGTGTGGCGAGGTGGGTTTGCGCTGGCACGGGTGGCCCCCTTGGCGTGATGCCCCAGCGGACTGGGGTCGGCTGAGGACTAGCCCACTTGGCGGTGGACCTGATCATGCGTGCAGAGCAGTGCGGCGGTCTGCTGGTTGGAGATCTTCGCAGGGGTGGCGGGTCGACCGGCACCCCTCTTGTGTCGTGTGTCCGTTTAAGTGGTGTCCAACTGTGAGGATGTCCCTCGCGGGACAGTTCAACACAGAGTGTGCCAGCTGTGAAGATCGCTTGACAGACTGGTCGGGTTCGTGGACTGTGGTGAAACGGACAGTTTGTTCGAAACGTGATGCGGCACCAGGGGTGCCGCTGTTCGGAGCATTGGGTGAGGGGGCTTCGATGCGTGGTTGTCGCGCGCTCTGCTACGGCATGCGCGGCGTGTCGCTCGGGGCCCGGCTCGCTGATCTACCCCGGGGCTGGCCATCTTGATGGGTGACTGGCCACCCAGTGTCGTTCGTTCACCATCTGCGGCCCAACCCTGCCGTCAAAGGAGGCGGCACAGTCATGTCCTTTTCCCTCGATATCCCGACCACTGAGGACACCAGCGGCCGGGACAGACCCGACGAGCCCGATCCGGTCGGGGTGGATCTGACCGACCTGCACCTGATCTATCACGCGTTGCTTGCGGCCAAGGCTGAGGAGGAGCGCGTCGCGCAGGTGTGCGAGGACCTCAGCGCGATCATCAAGGGCCGTTTGGGTGATGCGGAGATCGGCCTCCTCGGCGGACGCCCGGTGGTGTCCTATAAGCAGGGCAAGCGCACCATCCTGCGGGCCAAGATGGTCCAGGACGAGTATCCGGACATCGCGCGGAAGTGCTCAGACACGATCCCGGTCCGGCCGTTCAAGTTGCTGACACGGTGACCACCGCCCGGCGCGTCCGCCGGGCACCGGGGACGGTCGCGGCTACGGGTGCTGTTGCGGGGGACCCGGCGGCGATGGCGGACGAGGTTTCCCGGCTGGCGGTCGTGTTGCCGTTGGACTACGGCGATGAACTGGCCCACATCACCCGGGTGTTGACGATCGATCCGCCGAACAAGTCGCATGTGGACGAGATCGTGAAGGCCATCATCAGCTCGGCGTTGATGGACCCGTTCTTCCAGACCACCGCCAACCGGTGGCGGGTGTTGCTGCCGCCGTGGGTGCGGCGCGGGTCGATGAACGGCGCGACCGTCAACGTGTTGCTGAATATGGGAATCCTGGTTCCGACCGGGCGGTACGTGCGGTGTGACGATACGACCTCGCGCAATGCCAACAAGTTGCAGCCGATTCACGCCCTGGACGTGATCGCGCTCCGTGATCTGCTTGCTCGCTCGGCCGACGCCGGTAGGTCGGCCGAGACAGCGTGATGGGCCGGTCCATGCCGGACAGTTGCCTTCCTCGCCGCGCGTAGCGGCGAGGTCCCTTTCGTCCCTTGGCGAATCCATTGTGTAAGGAGCGTTCTATGCCCTTGTTGCAGTCCGTGCCGACCGGTGCTCAGCGGGATGGCGCGGCGCGGTGACCGAGTTGGCTGTCATCACCTCGGACGCGATCGAGCGTGCGACCGACCCTGCGCATGAGGTGCTCCGGGCCTGTCAGGCCGCCAAGACGGCGTTGGACTATGCCTTGGAGCACAACAACATCGAGCAGATTGTGGAGGTGAAGTCTCAGGCTGAAGCCGTTCGAATCTACACGGTGCAAAAGCAGCTCGGTAAGGACGCCGAGCTGGCCGCCGCCGAAATCGCCCGCCGCGCGGAGCGGGGCCTAGGTCTGGCCATCCGCAAGGGTCAGCAGGCCGGGACGATCGCCGCGAAGGGTGCCCGCACCGACCTACTCGGCCCGACTGTCGGAGGCGAGACCGCAGTTGACGCACGCATGCATCAAGTGCGGCGACCTGCGGACTTCGCCGGTCGGGAGGAGTTGACCAAGGCGATCTACCCAGTCACCGATGGTGTGTCCGACGAACGGTACGAGGCTGCGCTCGCCGAGGCGAAGGTGGAGGGAAACCTCTCGCGAGCGAACGTGGTGCGCAAGGTGACGCCCACCGAGCCGGCAGAGTCCCGCCGGGATGCCACCGATCCAGCAGACACGCCGACCGCGTTGGGCACGCAGGTGCGCCAAGTGGGTGTCCGGCGGCGGCCCATTGTGGACTCCTGCCATGACGCGGCAAGGGCTGTTGTGAAGGACGCGCAACGGTTGGCGCGGCTGTTTGCCGACGACCGGTTGCCGCGCAAGCGGGAGCAAGTCGCGGACGCCTGCGCCGCGGATCTCACCCAGGCCGCGGCGATCATCGCCGCCGCGATCACCCAGCTACGCCCTACCGAGACAAGCGAAGGATAGATCCGTGTCCGAAGAAATCGTGGAAATCGTGGTCATCACGCCGGAGATGGCCACGCAGATGTTGCGACGTAACACCCGCAACCGCAAGCTGCGCGAGGAACACGTGCGGGATCTCGCGGGCAAGATGGCCCGGGGCGAGTTCCAGTTCAACGGAGACGCGATCCGCTGGAGCAGACAGCGAGAGATCCTCGACGGACAGCACCGGCTGCATGCCGTGGCGCGTTCCGGGGTGAGCATCCGCGCCGTGGTGGTGCACGGGTTGACCAGTGACAGTCAGGTCACCATGGACCGGCAGAACCGGCGCACACTGGGCCACCACTTGGACATCATGGGCGAGAGCAACACGAGGACGTTGACCGCCACGCTGAACCTTGCCGTGCAGTGGGATCGGGGCGTCCGATCGAAACTCGGCACGAGCGCGCACCGCGTCCCGAGCTACGAGGAAGCCTACGACTACCTGACCCACAACCCCGGTATCCGGGCGTCATTGGATGCTGGCAAGCAGTTGGCGTCCCGCAAGATCATGCGCGCGGCGACCGGCGCGTTCCTGCACTGGGTGTTCTCCCGGATTAATGTGGACGCCACTGAGGATTTCTTCGACCGGCTGATCTCCGGCATGCACGTGGACGAGGACGACCCGGTATGGGCGCTGCGTGAGCGGTCAAAGGACCTGCGGACCGGCAAGATGGAGAGCCCGGCCACGCTTGTCCCTTTGGCGTGCAAGGCATGGAACCTCTACCGGCGCGGCAAGGGCGTCAGGTTCCTGCGCTTCCGCACCAGCGGGGACTGCCCCGAGACGTTCCCCGAGCCGCGATAACCCCTCGCCCCTGCGCGCGGCCGTCTGGCCGTGCACCATCACCGACAGACCTACGCGGGCCAGCCCGTCCCCTGGGGGTATGGGCTTGGCTCGCGCCTTTCCGCACCCCTTTTTGGCGGACGTTGATGATCCCGGCCGACCGACACGTGGACGCCGACGCCGCCCGCCGTTGCCTGCGCGGTGAACTGCTGGCCGAACAGCTGACCACTCACGCTCGCGAGCTGGTGGTGGCCTGGCTGCATCGGCGGGGATGCACCGACGCCGCCGTGGCGGCGCGGACCGGCATGACCACCTACACCGCCGCGCGTATCCGTGCGCGGCTGCACCTTCCTGTTGTTCCACCCGACCTGTAAGAGGGGTTCTCATGGCGCGTGATCACGCTCGTATCGATGTGTCCATTTGGGACGACCCGGATTTCCTGGAGTTGTCTTGCCAGGCTCAGCGTCTGTACTTCCTGCTGTTGTCGCAGCGGGAACTGTCGTACTCGGGACTGTTACCCATGCGGTTACGGCGGTGGGCATCCCGGTCCCGGTCGACCACGGTAGAAGCCATCACTGCCGCGTTGGCTGAGCTGGATGCCGCCCGGTTCGTGGTCTGCGACCACGACGCCGAGGAGGTGCTGATCAGGTCGCTGATCCGCAACGACGGGATCTACAAGCAGCCGAACGTGTTGGCGGGCGCGTTGCGAGAGGCGTTCCTGATCACCAGCCCGGTCCTGCGGGCGGCGTTGGCGTCCGAGCTGCGGCGCCTGCCCACTGAGGTGGTCGGCGCCGGTCCGGAGATGGCCGCAGTCGCTCTGGTCGCGGGCGTGACCGAGCTGCCCGCCGCGATCAAGACCGCCGGGACTGGTGGCCGCAAGCCGAAGGCCGCCGGTGCGGAGGAGCGTCCCCGTACCCGTCCCGCGCCGTCCCGGCCGCAGCAGCCTCCGCGCTCGCAACGCCCGCCACGGTCCACACCGGAGCAGGCGCCGCCGGCTGGCCGTTCGCGCAGGTCGAACAGCCCGGCGAACCCTTCGGCGAAGGGTTCGCCGCAGGGTCAGGGGGGAGGGGGTAGGGGGCAGAGGGCTTCTGTTGCCCCCCTTACGCTGGAAACTCCTACCGTTGGCGGCGACCCGCGCGCACGTGAGCACGCGCACCCCCGCGCAGACGCACCCACACGCGAGCAGGCCGCCCGGCTGGTGGACCAGGAGATCCCTGGGCAACCCCAGGTGGTTGCCGCCCGCCTGGCGCGTGAGGCGGCCGAGCTGCTGTTGGAGGGCATCGACCAGGCGCACGTCGCGGCTGGGCTTCAGGTGTGGGCGGGCAAGCAGCTCGGGACGCGCCTGCTGCCGGATCTGGTCGCCGAGGCGATGCGCGCGCCGACGATCGCCGTCGCCTCCGCGCGCCGGGCACGCTCGACCACCGACGAGCGGGTCGCCGCAGCGTTCGCCCTGGCCGACCACTTCGCCGCTGAGGAAGCCCGTGACCGCCAGCACGACACGAGCGCACGCCCGGACGACGGCCCCAGGGTGGGTGATCTCTGGGACGGCGAGCACGGCTGGGACGGGCAGGCGGGGCCGTTGGCCGGGTTGCTGGCGGGGGTGGCCTGATGGGGCTGGATCGGTCCGAGGTCGCCAAGCTGCTTGGCCTGGCCGCGAGCCTGGATCAGCGCACGGTCGGGGTGGCGGACGTGTTCGCCTGGCAGGCCGCGCTGGAGGGGGTGACCTTCGGCGAGTGCGAAGCCGCGATCATCGCGCACGCCAAGGCCGCCCGGGAACCGGTCCGCCCGGCTGACATCCTCGTCGCGGTCCGCGATCACAGGCGTCGGCGGGCGGAGCGGACGGCGATCCCGCACAGGCCCACCGACCGCGCCACCGCCGCCGCAGCAGCGAAACACGGGATGGCGGACGTGTACGCCGAGATGGGCTGGACCTACAACGCCCAGCGCGCGGCCGCGATGACGGTGCCCTGCCCGCTGGTCGGCTGCTGGGCGCCGGTCGGTCGACCGTGCCGCAAGTACGGCAACCGCTACCAGGACATGCACCACGAACGCCACACCAAGGCAGCCACCAAAGGGGTACGCAGGTGACCGTCCACAGCGAACACGTCGATGCGGTGGTGGTGACCCGCGACGAGGCCGCCGCCGCGCGCCTGGAATGGGAGGTCGCGGTGGATCAGCTGGTACAGCCTGGTCAGGTCCTGATCACCCGGGAGAACGGGACCCGCGAGTACGCGGCGGTGCATAGCCTGCTGGACCAGGTCGCGGGCGCGGTCATGCCCGGCCACGAGCACAACGCCAAGGTGTCCGGCGGTGGCTCACGGCCGCCGGGATCGCTGGGTGCGGTGAGCCTGCTTGCTGAGATCCGCCAGGAGGTGACGCGGGCCTGTCTCGGGCATGAGGATCACGGGCAGCCTGAGGCGGTGGCGGATCGGTTGCGGTTGTGGGTCGGTCACGCGGAGGCCTGGCAGCACCAGTATCCGGACTATGTGGTCTGGGCTGCCGCTACCGTGTCGGACTGGGTGCGTCAGGCGAGGCGGTTGCTGGATCCGCCGCCACGTGTCGGGTTACGGGGCCGGGCCTGCCCGGTCTGTACGGCTCGGACAGTGCGGGTGTGGTCGGACGACGAAGGCGACTTCGTGCGGCAGCCTGCGTTGGCGATCGATCCGGAACGGGTACAGGTGGTGTGCGCCGACTGCGGCCGGTGCTGGGGTCTGGAGATGTGGACGCAGCTGGCGGCCACGCTGGATCGACAACTACAGCACGAAATCCTTGCCGTGTCAGCGGCCCCGGCGCTGTCGGGCTGAAAGTGCTTGACTGGCCCGTGTTACAGCGGCCATACTGACCCGGCTAGGTACTCCTGTGCCCGCAACCAGGACCCGGCGTCGAGACCCCCGCGCGAACCTCCCTCCCCCAGTGGTTCGCGCGGGGGTCTCCGCCATCTAGGGGCGCCGTGGTCCCCAGTTCCGGCGATGACGGGGTGGCTTGGGGCCGGTAGGCTTCCGGGGCCAGAGCCGGGTTACAGCCTTTCACAGGCTCTGGCACAGCGCTGCGCCCCCGGGACGGTTGTTTGCCGCAACCATTCGACCGGGGGCGCAGTCACACTTATGTGTTCAGTCCTAGCCCGACACTGTGACTTGTCCGGGGGTCCAGTTCCCGCTGTTCCAAGCAATCTCGGTCAGGATGCGTACCGAGGAAAAGAATCGCCGATCCCACGGGTCGCGGTCGTTCTTCCAGTTGTAGGAATCCACAAAGTCGATGATGTAGTCGATTAAGGAATCGGCCTCCTTGCTGTACTGGAGGATGCCCCCGCCGGTGAACGTGAAGTCGTTCGTCAATCCGCCGATACACACCTGGAGTCGTTCGCGTTCCCGGATGGTGATGCTGAATTGGATGTCGGCTGGCACAGGATCGTGTCCGACCAGCTTGTACAGGTCTTCGAGCATCCGGTCGGCCAGGATGTCGAGAGGGCGGACCACGCGGACTCGGTCGAATCTGGGACCGTATGTACGGTCTCCATGGACGTGCTTGTTCATTTTCAGCCTTTCACGTAACGGCGTCGAGGATGTTTGCCGCATCCCCATGCCGTGGATATCACTTACATGATCACAGGGCACCTCGATCTGGACAACGCAATACTCCGTCGGTCACTGGAATGGACCGTGACACGCATTCATTGGTTACGCGCAGCGAATGACCCGAGGCGGGTGGAGTAGTGGCGAACGTCCTTTCTCAGCAGTACGTGACCGTCCGTTTGGACGAGATCCGGCCTCACCCGGACAACCCGAACAAGGGTGATGTCGACGTGATCGGGGACTCGATCGATGAGAACGGGTTCTTCGGCGCCGTGCTGGTCCAACAGGCCACCGGGTACATCCTGGGCGGTGAGCACCGCTACCGCGCCGCGCGGCAGAAGGGGTTGGCCGAGCTGCCCGCGCTAGTGCTGGACGTCGACGACGACCGGGCGCGTCGCATTCTGCTGGTGGACAACCGTTCCGCGCAGCGTGCCGTGTGGGATGACCAACGGCTGTTGGCGATGCTGCAAGAGCTGGCCGAGGCCCCGGCAGGGGTCGCCGGTACCGGGTTCACCACGACCGAACTGGACGACCTGGCCGGGGTGATGGCTGACCGGCCGACGCTGACCGAGCTAGCCGCCCGGCACGGCGAACCCGACGAGGCGCTGATGCTGCCTGAGATCCGGCTGAAGGTCACGGCGGAGTTGTTCGACCAGTGGCGCGCCGCGCTGGATCGCTACCCCGGCAAGGACGACGTAGAGAAGCTGGCCGGACTGCTGGACGTGCTCGCAGCGGAGAGCGGCCCGTGACCGCACCCGAGCCGTTCAAGATGCTGTGCAGCTATGCGTACTTCCGGGTCAAGCGCATGGACGAGTTCCTCGGCAGCCTGCCCGGCGGTGAGGCATCCATGTTGTTCGGCGACTCAGGCGCGCACTCCGCGCGGACACTGGGTATCCACCTGACACTGGAGGATTACGCGGCCTGGTGCAGACGCTGGGATGACCAGCTGACGGTGTACTCCAACTTGGACGTGATCGGGGCGCCGGAAGCGACCTACCGCAACCAGAAACGCTTAGAGGCCATGGGGTTGCAGCCGCTTCCGGTGTTCCACACTGGCGAGCCGTGGTACTGGCTTGAGCGCTATCTGGATGAGGGGTACACCTACATCGCGTTGGGCAAGCTGCTGGGCAACCCGGTCAAGGTGGTGACTCCGTGGCTGGTCAAGGCGTTCCGCCTGGCGGAGGGCCGCGCGGTGTTCCACGGGTTCGGCATGACCGTATGGGAGCTGTTGAAGACGTTCCCGTTCTACTCGGTGGATTCCTCGACCTGGGGCCGCGGCTTCCGGTGGGGAACGATCCGACTGTTCGACCGTGGCCGGTGGGTTCTCGTGCGACTGCGCGACCGGGCTGCCGTGCTGCGCCACCGCGACTTGATCCGCAAGCACGGGTACGACCCGGTGATCTTGGCCCACCACGACACCTACGACCGCGCGGCGATGGGCGGGCTGTGCGCGGTGGCCTACCACCGCGCCGAAGCGTGGCTCCGCGCCCGGCACCACCCGGTCGGCGTGCCCTCCGGAGTGCACAACCCGTTTCGCTGTGACCCGGCCGGTGTGCCTGCCGGGCTGCATCTGTACCTCGCGGACGCCACCACGCATTGGCTGCTGCGCGCTGCCACCGGCGTACACCGCTACGACCATCCACCGACCACGAGGGAGTAACCCGTTGGATACCTTGCGGCGCACCATTTCCGTCGGACCGTTCGACATCTTCTTCACCAACGTCAACAAGGCCATGGGCCTGCGCGCGCACTCGCACTACGGCCGGGTCCTGGTGGTGTACGACACGTTGGGGCGTCATGGGTATCCGTCGTTCGCCGATACCAACGAGGCATTGAGAGCCCGGATCCATGAGTTGACCCGGCAGGTGTTCAAGGACGCCACCAACGAAGACGCGGCCGAACGGATCTTCGTGCACCTGGACGGGTGGGTCGCGCCGCAATGGGAACCGTGGGGCGGGGGCTACCGGTTGCGCGCCATCCACTTGGACGTGGTCGGCGTGCGCGACGACATCGGTCACGACTCGTCCACCACCACCTACGTCGTGAGCCGGGGGTGACACGGCGTGCACAGCATCACCGTTCGGCACAACTTCGAGACCGCACACCGGCTGCCCCACCTGCCCGGCAAGTGTGAGTCGCTGCACGGGCATTCCTGGTGGGCTGCGGTCACCCTGTGTGCCAGCGAGCTGCCCGAGGACAAAGTGGTCGTGGATTTCGGCACGGTCAAGCGCCTGTTGCGCGGCTGGATTGATCACCACCTGGACCACGGCGTCCTGCTCGGCGACGGTGACCCACTGGTCCCGGTGCTGGCCGACCACGGCAAGGTGTTCGTGATGGCCGGCTGGCCAACCGTGGAAGCGGTGGCCGAGCTGCTCGGCGAGGTCGCCGGCAAGCTGCTGTCAGGCATCCTGGACACCGACGAGGTCCACGTCGCCGAAGTGACCGTGACCGAGACCCACCTCAATCAGGCGATGTGGCGCCCACCAGCCACGCCCGTGCCGGAGGCGGGGCCGTGACCACCTCGGACCGAGCCAACACACTGGAGATCGCGGAACTGTTCGGCCCCACTGTGCAGGGCGAGGGGCCGAGCCTCGGACGGCCAGCCGGATTCCTACGGCTGGGCGGCTGCAACTTCACGTGCCTATGGTGTGACAGCGCCTACACCTGGGACGCCACCCGGTTCGACCTGCGGGTGGAGCTGGACCGACGGGACGTCGCCGACGTCGCCGAGCAGTTGCGGGCGATGGCGGTGGGCCTGGTGGTCATCACGGGCGGCGAACCGTTGATGCAACAGCGAACCCCAGGGTTCGCGGCACTGCTGGGACTGCTGGCCGACCTCGATATCGAGATCGAGACCAACGGGTCCATCCACCCCACCGATGCCCTGATGGACAACGCGACTGTCCGGTTCAACGTCGGGCTCAAGCTGGCCAACTCCGGGGTGCCGGAACACCTCCGCATCCGCGCGGCATCGCTTCGGGCCTTTTGGCGCCTGGCGGGCGAGGGTAGGGCGTGCTTCAAGGCGGTGTGCTGTCACCGGGGCGATGTCGCCGAGCTGGCGGGCCTGGTCGATCGGCTGGAGCTGGACCCGGCCACGGTGTGGGTGATGCCCGAGGGACAGACCGATCTCGACACTGTTCATCACTTGCGGCGCATCGCCGAGCCCGCGATCCAGTACGGGTTCAACATCACGCCTCGCCTGCACATCAGCATCTGGGAGACCGAAAGGGGCCGATGACCCATGATCGCCAGCAACACCGACACCACCGCGCCACAGGGGTTTGCCGACGCCTGCGTGGCGGTCCGGACGCTGCTGCGGTTCGCCGGCTACGACCCTGACCAGCCGGTGATCCGCGACACCCCGGACCGGGTGGCGCGGGCGCTGGCGGACATGACCGCCGGCTACCGTGAGGACCCCCGCGTCTACCTGGAGCGGGTGTTTCCCGAGCAGGGCGCGGACGGCATGGTCGTGGTGTCCGGTATCCGGTTCGCGTCGCTGTGTGAGCACCACATGTTGCCGTTCTCCGGGACGGCCACAGTCGGGTACGTCCCCCGTGACGGGCGACTGCTCGGCTTGTCCAAGCTGCCCCGGCTGGTCGGCGTGTTCGCGAGGCGGCTGCAAGTGCAAGAGCGGCTGACCGCGCAGATCGCACGCACTATCCACGAAGACCTTCCGGCCGAAGGCGCGGCGTGCGTGGTGTCCGCGACCCACACGTGTGTGAGCGTGCGAGGCGTGACCCAGCCGCACGCGGTCACCATGACCCGAGCCTGGGCCGGGTCCTTCCGCGACGATCCCGAAGCGCGGCTGGAGTTCCTGGGCCGCGCAGAGTCCACTCCTGACTGGTAACCCCACAGTCCGGTACGCCGCAGGGGGTGCCGATGAGCATGGACCGTCAAGCGGCTGCCGCGGAGCGCCGCGGCCGCGCGTTGGAACTGCGCAAGGCAGGCGCCAGCTATGAGCAGATTGCCCAGCAGTGCGGCTACTCCCACCGAGCCACCGCGCATCGGGCTGTCACACAGGCTCTCGCGTCGGTCGCCGACGAGTTGGCGGCCGACGTCCGGACCCTTGAGCTGTCCCGTTTGGACTCTATGCTGATGGGTTTGTGGCGCGCGGCACGTGACGGGGACGCCTCGGCGGTGGATCGGGTGTTGAAGATCATGGAGCGGCGGGCGAAGATCCTCGGTCTGGACACACCCGCCGACCAGACCGATCGCGTGGTTTCTCCGCTGGGACAGGTGCGTCAGCGGGGTCACGCCTCGTCGGGGCGGGACACCGCGTAGGGCTGTGCGGCTCGCCGACCCGAGGCCGTGCCTCCGTGTGGGTCCGGTGTGGACACGGCGGCTCGGCTGGCGAGGCGGTGAGCGAACCATGACGCGACGTCCGTGTCTGGACTGTGGTACCCCCACCACCGTGACGCGTTGCGATTCGTGCAAGCGGGCGCGGGAGCGGGCCCGATCCACGGCGCGCGGGAGTACCACCCACCGTGGCTACGGTTCGGCGTATCGACGTCGCCGCGAGGTCGTGATCGCGACCGCGACCCACTGTTGTCTCTGCGGTGTCCCCTTTGGACCTGAGGACCTGAGGACCGCTGAGCATCTTGTTCCGATTCGCTTCGGTGGCCGCGACGGTCCACTCGGCGCTGCTCACGCTGCGTGTAACTATGGGTGGAGGGGACGGGATGGGTAGGGGGTACCCAGTGCCGCGAGGCTGACCAGGGGAAACGCGACCCATCTCTTACCCTTCCAGAACTGTGTACGGGTCTGGGACCTGACGGCAACAAGCAATCGTTGGGTATCAACTCAAGAGGTGTTGACGCATGACTGTCCGGTATTCCAAGGCATGCGAGCCCCGATCAAGAGGACTTTGCCCGGCTTCGCGCCTTGTCGTGTGTATGGATTTCGTAGAGGTCAAGGCCGATCTGTTCGGAATGCTGGTCGACCCATCCTTGGAGTTCTGGGGGCCACCGCGTGCCCGTGGACCACCGCACACCGTCAAGCAAGCGTTCACGATCATCCATGTCTCGCAGGTCAATACCCCGCAGGTCCGTGTCGATCATGTTGCGTTGAGCGCTGTCGAGCCGCTTCAACGCATGGGACATCGCGTCCAGTTCGGTTTGTGTGGTGTGTTCCGTCACCGCAGGTACCACGAACGTGTCTGAGGCGAAACCGGCATCACGGCCGCGAACCAACAAGTCGGTGAGGACACGGATCAGCACGCCAGCCAGCACGCCGGCCAGCACGCCCACCAAGTCGAGGCCGAGGCCAAGGGCCCGGGCAAGGGCGGGGTCGTGTTCGCTGGTGCGTTCGAGGAGGCGGACGAGGAGGCGGACAAGGACACGGGCAAGGGTGAAGTCGAGGTTGTGGTCGAGTTTGTGGGCGAGGTTGCCGGCGAGGCTGTGGGCACGGTCAAGGAGGCGGTCAAGGACGCGGTCAAGATCGGGTGCGACACGGAGCTCAAGCTGGGGTTCGAGGACACGGTCGAGGATGACGTCGAGGACCGGGACGAAGACTGGGCCATGGGCACGGTCGAGGACGCGGTCGGAGTCGAGGAGGCGATTGAGGTCGACGGTGCGGTCGAGGGTGCGGTCGAGGTCGAAATCGGGGGCGCGATCAAGGTCGAGGGTGGGGGCGCGGTCGAGGGCACGATTGAGGTCGAGAGCGAGGACGTGGCTGTGTTCTAGGGCCTTTAGAAGCGTCAGGGAAAGTTGCATCTCGGTGTCCACAAGCCAGCTACGGGCTGCAAGGCGCTCCTGACCGGGCAGAGCAGCGAACTGGTCAGCGAACTGTGTGAGCGCGCTGTCGTCGGTGTTCGTGGGAGGTTGGTTGGGCGCAACAGGAGTGGGTGGATCGCGGTGGTGGTGCATCAGTCGGTGGACGGCGGCGCCGAACGTGGCGGGTTGTCCTGGTGCGGGTGTGAAGGCGGGGGTGCGTCGAGAGAGGACAGCCACGATTTGGGCCAGCAGCGTGGGCCCGCTCATGGGGTCTCCTGACGTTTCGTCTGTGCGTTGGGTGGCGCCGTGAGGGTCCGTGGCCGCGTCACCTTGGTTGTATGCGGCTGGGTGTTGGACATGGTCCGAGCGTTGGTGGAAGGGGCAGTATTGGAGGGCGGGGTATCTGGGGCTGGGGCGGACGGCAAGGGTAGGTACGCGGCAAGATGTCCGGCAACAACCGGAGCAGTGGCTCCGATTGCCAGCGCGGGCAGAGGCGCGGTGACCTGGCCGGCTAGTGCGGCCCCGAGGATTCCGCCCACAGCCAGTCGTATGAGTTCGGCGATGAAGTAGCCCAGCGGCCCGGCAGCCGTGCCCCCCGTGGGCGCGGTCGCCTCGGCGTCGACCTCCCAGGGCCATTTGCGGTACCTGCGTTGCAGTGCGGCGAATTCTAGGCCTTCCGCCACGAATCCGCCCGCGAGGGCCCATAGGCACGCCTGCCACCACACCATCCATTGACCCTAGATGTCCGCCAAACACCGAATCACTTTGGCCCGCAAGGGCGTAGATTCTCTGGACTGTAGAACCCGGCGAACTCGATCACCAACACGCGCCGAGTCGCCAAAGCGCCAGACAGAACCCAACGGTGGCTGACCTGTGCCGACACCTGTCAGGGGTGTGGTCTCGCCGATTGGAAAGGTGTTCGCCACAACGGTTGCGTGTCAGGGCTTCCGGTGGACGCCGTTCGTATTCGGCCCGCTGCTCCGGGAGGTATCTCCATGGCTGGTCGCGGCCCGACACCGAAGGATCCATCGAAACGGCGTCGCCGTAACGCTGACTCAGTTCCATCGACGGCGGTTAGCGCGGATGGTCAGGTTCGTGGTCCGCAGCTTCCCGACACTGTCGACTGGCCGGAGCAAACCCGACATTGGTGGCATACCTGGCGGACCTCGCCGCAAGCGCAGTCCATGACCGGGACCGATTGGGACTTTCTGTTGGACACCGCGTTGTTGCACGCGGAGTTGTGGTCGGGTGTGGCCTCGGTCGCGCCGGAACTGCGGCTGCGGGTTGGCAAGCTCGGTGCGACTCCGGAGGATCGCCAGCGGCTACGGATGCAGATCATCGAACCCGGCGCGACTCCGCCGCGTGCACCACGGCCAGGCCGCTACGCCCACCTGACCGTGGTGTCCGAAAAGGACGACTGACCACGCCTCGGGGGTTGTGATGCCGTGGCGTGGCCCGCAGTATCCCGGTGAATTTCCCTCGCTGGGCTGGTCGTTGCTGGAATGGTGGGCCGACTTCCTGCCCGCGCCGAGCGACCCGGACGCGCCGCTGCTGCTGACCGACGAGCAAGCCCGGCTGGTGGTCCGGTGGTGGGCGCTGGACCCGGTGACCGGGGCGTTGCGCTACCGCCGTGGCTGCTCACGCCGGTCCAAGGGATGGGGTAAGAGCCCCCTTGAAGCAGCCAAGGCTTTGGCCGAGCTGGCCGGTCCGGTCCGGTTCGCTGGGTGGGACGCGCGCGGGGACCCGGTCGGCCGCCCCTGGGGCACCGCTGGTGATCCATCGCCCTGGGTGCAGATCGCGGCCTGCTCGGAAGACCAGACCGATAACACCTACGGCGCGCTTTACGAGGCGTTGACGGCCAACGACGGCCGCGCCGCTGACGACCTGCGGATTGATGTCGGGTTGACCCGGTGCTTCCTGACCGACCGGCCCGGTCGGCTGGAGCCGGTCACCGCCTCGGCTGGTTCCCGGGAGGGCCAGCGGGTCACCTACGCCACGTTGGACGAGACGCACCTGTGGCTGCCGTCCAATGGGGGGCGCAAGCTGGCGCGGACGTTACGCCGCAACGTGGCCAAGATGTCCGGCCGCTCCTATGAGACCACCAACAGCTACACCCCCGGGGAACGGTCGGTCGCCGAGGACACCCACAAGGCCGCGGACCAGGGCGCGGCGGGGTTGTTCTACGACGCGGTGGAAGCCCCCGAGGTCCGCGAGGACGCCCCGGACACCGAGCTGCGCGCCGCGCTGGCGGTCGCCTACGGCGACGCGCATTGGGTGGACCTGGACCGGCTGGTCGCGGAGATCCGCGACCCGGACACCGAATGGGAAGAGGCGCTTCGGTTCTTCTTCAACCGGCCGACCGACGACCGGCTGAAGGCAGTCGAGGCCGCACGATGGACCGCGCTGGCCCGCCCGGATATCCAGGTGCCGCACGGAGCGCGGGTCGGCCTTGGCTTCGACGGCAGCATCAGCGATGACGCCACGGCGTTGCGTGGCTGTGTACTCCTACACGGCAAGCCACACACGTTCGTCATTCGCGTGTGGACTCGCCCGCCCAACGCGCCGCGCGGGTGGCGCATCCCGCGCACCGAGGTACACGAGACGGTGGCGTGGGCGTTCGACCACTACCAGGTCGGGCTGATGCTGTGCGACCCGGCGAAGTGGCACACCGAAATCGAGGGCTGGGCGCAAGCCTACGGCGAGGACCGGGTGGTGTTCTTCGACACCAACAGCCTGATCCGGATGTCCCGGGCCTGTGACAGGTGGCTCACCGCCGTGGCCGAAGGCGCGTACTCCCACGACGGAGATCCGGTCACGACGGATCACGTGCTGGCCATGCACCGCAAGAAAGTGCACGTGCGGGACGCGGATGACGACGGCCGCACCAAGTACGTGTTCGTCAAAGGCCCGGACCGCCGCAAGATCGACGCCGGGATCTCGGACGTGTTGGCGCTGCAAGCCGCCGTGACCATGCCCGACCAACCCCCAGCTGCCGACCCGTGGGCGCTGTACGGCTAACAGGAGAACCCATGACGCCTCAGGAAATCGCACTTGCTTCCCTGCTGGTCTTGGCGGCTGGTCTGGTCGTGACCGGCGTGCTGCTGCTCTCGGTCCCCATCGGACTCATGGTCGCCGGAGTCCTGGTCGCCGCGCTGGCCGCGCTGTTTCTGGTGGAGGTCTCGTGAGGCTCTCCCGCAAGGTCACTACCCCGCACGGTCGGGGCCGTAAGGAGTGGACTGAACCGCCGTTCTGGCAGCTCGATCTGTTCCGGCAGTCCTGGCAGACCGGCAGCACCTCGGACCGGGAACGGATCGAAAACGACTTCTCCGGCTACGTCCAGGCCGCGTACAAGACCAACGGTGTGGTGTTCGCGTGTGTCCTGGCGCGGCAACTCGTATTCGCTGAAGCCCGGTTCGCGTGGCGCGAGTTCACCGACAACGGACGACCGGGCGACCTGGTCACCTCGCCCGAGCTGGCCCTGTTGGCCAAGCCGTGGCCGTCAGGCACCACGGGCGAACTGCTGGCCCGGATGGAATCCGACGTGTCCCTAGCGGGAAACTTCTACGCCACCACCGTGGACGCCGCTGGGAACGTCGGGCGGGCCGCGACCGGTCCCGGTCGGCGCGTGGTGCGGATGTCCCCGGACCGGGTCACGATCGTGATCGGATCAGCCTCCGGCGACCCGGACGCGTTAGACGCGCACGTGGTCGGGTTCGACTACCAACCCCGCCAAGGGGACCCGGTCGCGTTGCTGGCCGACGAGGTGTGCCACTACTCGCCGATCCCCGACCCGGCCGCCCGCTGGCGGGGCATGTCCTGGCTGAGCCCGGTCCTGGAAGAGATCGGCTCGGACAAGGCCGCAACCATCCACAAACGCCGGTTCTTCGACAACGGCGCGGTCCCGTCGATGGTGGTCACGTTCGACAAGGACGTGCAGCCCGAGCGGTTCGAACGATTCCGCGCGGCGATGGACGCCCGGCATCGGGGCGCGCACAACGCCTACCGGACGTTGTTCCTCGGCGGCGGCGCGGACGTCAAAACCGTAGGCACCAACCTGCTCCAGGTCGATCTCACCGGCGTGCAGGGCCACGGGGAAACCCGGATCGCCGCCGCTGCCGGGGTCCCGCCGGTCATCGTGGGCCTGTCCGAAGGCCTGGCCGCAGCCACCTACAGCAACTACGCGCAGGCCCGCCGTCGGTTCGCGGACGGCACCATCCGCCCATTGTGGAGGATGGCAGCCGGGAGCCTTCAGAACCTGCTGACGCCGCCCACGGTGGGCGCGTCACTGTGGTACGACGACCGCGACATCCCGTTCCTGCGCGAAGACCGCCGCGACGTCGCGGAAATCCAGTTCCGGCAGGCATCCACCATCCGCCAACTCGTCGACGCCGGCTTCGAAGCCGCAGCGGTCACGACCGCCGTGGCCGCCGAGGACTTCACCCTGCTGCGGCACACCGGCCTGTTCTCCGTGCAGCTCCAGCGCCCCAACACCACCCCACCGCCTACCGACGTCCCGACTCCAGTGTAGGAGCAATCGTGAATACCAAACGCCTCCGGGTGGAGGTCAAGGACCCGGACCGGGGTGAGGTAACCGCCGTGTTCGCCACCCTGGACACCATCGACGCCGACGGGGATGTGACCGTGCCGGGCGCCTTCACTGACGGTGCCCCGGTTCGCATCTCGGCCTACGGTCACACCACCTGGCAAGGCGTGCTCCCAGTCGGTAAAGGCGTCATCCGCACTACCGACCGGGAAGCCATCCTGGACGGCCAGTTCTTCCTGGACACCGCCGCCGGGCGCGACACGTTCGCGGTGGTTAAGCAGATGGGTGACCTTCAGGAGTGGTCCTACGGATACGACCCGGTCACCTTCTCCTACGGCGAGCAGGACGGCCGCCCGGTCCGGTTCCTCGAAGGCATCACGGTGCACGAGGTGTCGCCGGTCCTGCGTGGGGCCGGTGTGGACACCCGCACCCTGGCCGTGAAGAACGGCCCCATGAGTTTCGGCGATGAGGCGCGGGCGGTCCTGGCCGCCATATCGAGCCTGACCGAGCGAGCCGCTGACGTCGTGGCGAAGCGGCAGGCCAAGGGCAAGGGCCTGGGTGCCCAGTCCATTGAGCTTCTGGCCCAGGTGGACACCGAGTTGGCCCGCCTCGGGTCGTTGCTCACCGAGCCCGAGATCCCGCCGGATACCGACGTCCAGCGGGAGTACGTGCGGCTGCTCGCGCGCCGGGCGAATCCGCATCCCGCACTCGACGCCTAGCGTCCCCACTGTCAAGGAGTAAACCGTTATGTCTTTCCCCGCGCTCAAGGACGCCCAGGACCGCCTGGCCGCCAAACAGAAGGCGCTGCATGACATCTTCACCGAGGCCGGTCCCGAGCTGGACATGGACCGGGTCAAGTCCCTGCCCGGGACCACCGAGGACAAGGTCACCGAGATCCGGGCCCGCAATGACGAGCTGGACGAGATTGGCCGCCAGTTCGACGACCTCCAAGCCATCGCGAAGGCATTCGCCCGCTCTCGCCAGGCCCCCGAGGAACACAGCGAGTCCGGCGCTGATCCCTCCGGCAGCCCAGCACAGCCAGACGGCACCAGGACGTTCGGCGACCTGTTCACCGAATCGGTTGCCTACAAAGGTGTTCAGGGTCAGGTCGGCCCCGAAGCACACTTGGATGTGGAGCTGAAGACGCTGTTTTCCACCACGGCGGGGTGGCTGCCCGAAACCACCCGGACCGGCAAGGTCGTTGAGTTCGCGACTCGCCCCGTCCAGCTCATCGACATCATCCCCGCGACCACCACCGGCCAGGCCGCCGTGGTCTACATGGAAGAGACCGTGCTCACCAACACGGCAGCCGAGACGGCGGAAGCCGCGGCCTACCCCGAGGCCGCATTGCAGCTCACCGAACAGACGTCCCCGGTACGCAAGGTCAGTGTCTGGTTGCCGGTCACCGACGAGCAGCTCGACGACGAGCCCCAGGCACGCGGGTACGTCAACAACCGAATGCCGTTCATGCTGCGCCAACGTTTGGACGCACAGATCCTGATCGGTAACGGGACCGCGCCCAACCTGCGCGGCATCCTCAACACCCCCGGCATCCAGACCCAGGCCAAGGGCGGCGACCCGGTCCCGGACGCGATCTACAAGGGCATGGTGAAGTGCCGGGTGACCGGCCGTGCCCTGCCGAACGCGGCGATCATCCACCCGAACGATTGGCAAGACATTCGGCTGCTGCGCACGGCGGACGGCCTGTACATCTGGGGCAGCCCGAGCGAGGCCGGACCGGACCGGATTTGGGGCTTGGGTGTGGTGCAGTCCGACGCCGGCCCGGAGAACACCGCCGTGGTCGGGGACTTCGTGAACTTCAGCGAGTTGTCCACTCGGCGGGGTGTGGACGTGCAGGTGTCCAACAGCCACGCGGACTTCTTCATCAACGGCAAGCAGGCCATTCGCGCCGACGTGCGCGCGGCCCTGCTGGTCTACCGGCCCGCCGCGTTCTGCACCGTGACCGGAATCTGACAAGGGGTGGCCAGGTATGCCGATCATCGAGAACACCGGTCGAGTCCTGGGTGGACTCGGCCTGGGCCGTATCAAGCCCGTGACCGCCGTCTACGACTTCGCGGTGGACGGGGGCGCGGTCGGGGACATCGTGTTGCGCGGCGACAGCGTCCCGGCTGGCGCGATGGTGGTGGACGCGTTACTGCACGTGGACACCGCGCTGGCCTCGGCCACCGGCACCGCCGCGTTGCGGGTCGAGACCGCCGGGGACCTGCAACCGGCCACGGCCGCGACCGCCGCCCCCTGGACGTCGACGGGGCCGAAGCGGGCCGGTCTGACCGCGACCAGTCCACCCGTGAAGACCACCGCCCGCCGACCCGTCGTGCTCACCATCGGCACGGCCGCGCTGACCGCTGGTCGGGTCACGGTCGTGGTGTGGATCGTCGAACTCTAGGAAGGAGGCACCAGGATGAGCGACCACGAACTGTCCGATGTGGTGTCCTCGGTCGAGTCCGGCGGGCAGGTCAAGATCACCCAGCGTTTGTACCGCACCACCGACGACCGGATCGTCCGCGAGGGCCACCCAGACGCCGCGTTCCTGTACGTAACGCCGGGTACGTACATCCCGACCTGCGAGGCCCAGCGGTACGGACTGCTGCCCGCGACCGACGCGGCTGTGCCGGGCAAGGCTCGCCGCAAGCCTGCCAGCTCGCGCGGGGGGTGACCGTGCCGTTCGACCTCGGGGACACCGTCACGTTGGCAGCGGACTGTCACGCCCCGGGCGGGCAGCTCGCCAACGCGGCCACGGTCGCCCTCACCATCACCGCCCCGGACGGCACGACCACCACGCCCACAGTCACCAACCCTCCCACCGTGGCCGGTCGGTACCGGTACGACGTCGTGCCGATACTGCCCGGCCGTCACCTCGCGCGCTGGGTATTCACGAGCCCGGCTGACGCCTACGCGGACGCGTTCGACGTCGACCCGGCCGACGTCCCCATGTTGCTGTCTCTGATGGACGGTAAGCGCCAGCTCAACATCACCAGCATTGATCATGATGAGGAGATCCGCGACTACCTCACTTCGGTGACCGATGTCATCGAGGCATTGTGCGGCCCAGTCGTCGTCCGGCCGATCACCGAGGTCCATCACGAGCAGTGCGCCCGGGTCTTGGTCCTGCGGCAACCGCCCGTGCTGGCCCTCCGGTCGGTGACTCCGGTCCTGACCTATGGCATCGCACCCACCGTGTCCGAACTCGACGTCGATAGCGACACGGGGACCTTGCGGCGCAAGGACGGCCGGTGGTTGACCGGCGGCCCGTGGCGGGTCGGGTACACCGCTGGGCGGCCGGTCGTGCCTGGCGGTATCCGGCTGGCCGCCAGGGTCATCCTGGATCACTTGTGGCGTACTCAGAACGGCGCGGACGGTCTTCCCGCGCTGGCGCATGACGACTACGCCGTCACCCAACCAATTGCCGGCCTGGGGTTCGCGGTCCCCAACCGTGCCCTGGAACTGGTCGACCGCTACCGGCGAACCCCCGAGGTGGGCTGACATGACTGACGTGTCCCGTATCCCCGCAGCCATTGACGGTCTGGTGGCGTTGTGCACCACCGCAACGGCCCCCGCCGAGCCGCTGCACGGGGTGCACGTCTACGACGGGCCACCCGTCACCGACCTGTCCGACCCGCTCATGCTGTTCCTCGGCGACACCCCCGACACCCTGGAATCGGTGACCGGGACCCAAACATTCGCCGAGCTGGGCGGCGCAAGTCGGGACGAAACGTTCTCGATCTCCTGTACCGCCGTGGCCCGCTCGGGCGACACCGACATGAAAGCCCGCCGCGACGCCGCGCACGCGATCATGGCCGCCGTCGAACGCCTACTCCGACCGGGGGAGCCGGGCGCGGACATCACCCTCGGCGGGGCGGTGCTGTGGGCGCAGGTGGGCGGCGACATCGTGCTCTCGCAACTCCAGTACGCCAAAGGGTCGCTCGCCCGGCTCAGGTTCGCGGTGACCTGCCGCGCCCGCCTCACCTAGGAGACCCCATCCCATGCCCCCACAGACCACACCAGACACCCGCACGGATGAGGTCCGGAACATGACCGGCGAACCGCGCGAACTCCCGATCATGTTCCGGACAATCCAACCGGGCGAGTCCGTCACCCTGCCCGCACCGGTCGCGCAGCGGCTGGCCGAGCAACCCGGCTGGGATCTCGTCACCCCCGGCAAGCCCACCGCCCCCACCGACAAGAGCGAGGAGTAACCCATGGCCACAACAGGTTCGGGCCTGTCCGCGCAACTCGGCGTTGGCGAAGAAACCACCGTCGGCACCGGCGTGCCCCCGACCCGGTTCCTACCCTTCACCAAGGAATCCCTAAGCGGGGACTTCCACACCGTCCGCAACGACGTACTCGCGGCAGGCGGCCAGTACCGGCGGGCCTCCCAAGACGTCCGCACCACCCGCACCGCCAAAGGCGGCGTGGAACTCCCGGCCACCGACCGGTCCATGAGCCTGCTGTGGAAACACATGCTCGGCGGAACCCCGGTCATCACCGACACCGCACCGACCGGCGGCAAGATCCACCGCATCCAACCCGGACCGCTCGCCGGGAAGTCCCTCACCATCCAGAAAGGCGTCCCCGAACCGGTCACCGGAAACCCGGTGTCCGCGTTGAACTACACCGGCGCCCGCGTCACTGAGTGGACCCTGGGCGTGAAAGTCAACGACCTGTTGCGGCTCAAGCTCGACATTGACGCCTTCGACGAGGTCGCCGACACACCCCCGCTCGCAGTCGCCAACTACCCGATCACCCGCCCGTTCCACTTCGCCCAATGCACCATCAAGACCGGCGGGACCGCGACCACCAGCAACAGCATCGTGTCCGTGGCCGGCGGCACCCGCCTCAACCGCGTGACCGGGTTCGAACTCAAAGGCGCCAACCCCATGGACACCACGAGGTTCTTCCTCGGCGCGTCCGGGCTGAAAGACGAGCAGATCGAAAACGACTTCCGCGACCTAGCCCTGAGTGTCGACGCGGAGTTCAACCGCGCCCAGGTCTACGACACCTACCGGGCCGGCGCGTTCCTCCCAGTCCAGATCACCTTCACCGCCGGCCTGATCGCCACCGGCGTGAACGCCGTGTTGGACATCGTGTTGCCGGCCGCCCGGTTCGACTCCAACCCGGTCAACGTCGACGGCCCCGACATCGTGCAAGCCAAGGCCGAACTCGTGATCGAGAGCGACGAGACCAACCCGCCGATCCAGGTCACGTACACCACGGCCGACACCACCGCGTAGAGAAACGCGCGGGACTACCCGCCCGGTAGAGCCACCGCCAGGTTCCGCAGGGCGTCCCGCACCGGGGACGGCATCGCCCCTCTCCGGATAAGAGGACTGCCGCGCCACAGCATCTCCGCAAGCAGAAACGCCGTGTCCGGCGCGAGCGCGGTCAAGTACGCGGCAGTGCCCGACGCCCACACCCCACCGAGGGTAGCCACGAGTTGCTCATCGCGGCCCAGCACGTGAATCACGCCGTCCACGGCAGGCACCGCCCGCCAGACCCCGGGCGCTGCGTTGCGCCCCAGCTCCCGCAACCGATCGGACGCCTGACGAACCGCGTCGGCAACCTGACTATCGCCATCGAACACGCGTTCGATCATGGCCGGCGAACGTGGGCGGCGCAAGAAGTTGGTCACTCATGCGGGGGAGTCGACGCAGGTCACGAGCGCCAAGGCAACACGTAGCGGAGCACACATGGTCCTCTCTGTGTAGCTCCCGGCTAAGGTGTGGGTCGCTGACACAAGTTCGGACACTATGAGACACGGCAGATGTAGTACGGCTGACGCCGGGCGCGACCCCAGCATCAGCCGTACCGGTTGGATACGAGCTAGCTAGCTGCGCCCTTCAAGCCGCTTAGCAACGCTACGCAATCCAACGGCCAAGACCCGGCATTCCTTCTGGACGGCCGGGTCTTGGTGTCCGACCTCAATGGCTACATCTGCCATCACGCGGAGCCAGTCTGCCGTGGACAGTCCCTGCACGCTCCCTCCTCTCTCGCCTGTCCCCACTCACGGCGGGATGCCGGGACCATACAGCATGTGCTTAGTCGCGCCATTGTGGGCGCACAATCATCCTGAGGCCGTTACGGTGATTCCGGAATCTTAGATTCGAGGCAACAGCCATTAGGCAAGTCAGACTTGCATGTCTATTCATTCGCACGTCAAGTGTGACTGGAGCAAGGCGCACGATGTGCGGCTCACGTGCGGAAACGCTGGCCGACAAGCCATTGGCCAGGCGACATGAAATGACTGTTATGCCTCGTCAATCACTCTATTGTCACCCCCCGCGTACATCTCGTTTCGAGGTAGTGGTCTGGCAGCTGCATCCGCTGACTCGTGCCGTTCCACTTGACCGACGATGTTTGTAGTGGATCTGTTGTAGCCACTCGCGATGTGCGGTGTGTCGACGGAGCCGCCATGGTTACCTCAGTCACGGTCGCAGGGACCGAGGAGTTCCGGCGCCTTGCGGTACAGCTCAAGCAGGCAGGTCGGGGCGAGTTGCGCCGTGAGCTGGCGCGGGCGATGCGGGAAGCCGCGGCTCCGGTGGTGCAGGACGCGCAAGAGCGGGTCCGGTCGCTTCCGGTGGTCGGAGTTGGTGGTGGCGCGTCCGGGCGGGCAGCTCGTGCAGCGCATGCGTTGGGCCGTCGGCGGAGATTCACCGATCGGGCGAAGATGCGGGCTCACGAGCGTGCGGGCTTGCGCACCACCATCGCCCGTGCGGTCCGTGCCCAGGTCAGTACGTCGGGTGCGTCTGCGCGGGTGCGGATCCAGGTGAACAAGAACGCGCTCCCGCCCGATCAGCGGACCCTGCCCGATCACCTGAACACAGGCAAGTGGCGCCACCCGGTGTTCGGCGACCGGGACGTGTGGGTCACCCAGGTCGCGCCTCCGGCGTGGTTCGACGACGCGATGCAGTCCGGTGGCCCGCGCGTGCGGCAAGAAGCCTTTGACGTTGTCGAACGATTCCTTGACAGATTGGAGTAACAGTCCACAATGGCCAAATTCGTGTTAGGCGGTATCGACTACCCGTTCGACACCGACCACCTGACCAACCGCGAAGTCATCGCGTTGGAGAAAGCGACCGGGGCGAGCATCGGGTACCTGGTGGATTCCTTCAACGCCAACGGCGGCACCGGCCGTGACGCGTTCTTCTGGCTCGCCCGCCGCCGCCTGGGCGAACACATCGAGTACGCCGAACTGGAGTACAACTACGCCGCGCTCCGGTTCATCCCGGACACGACGCCCACCCCCGAGCCCGGCCAGGACACCGCCCCGGAACAGCCGGACCCTACCGAGGCGCCCCACAATGGAGCGCCCCCGAACACCGCCAACGCGTAGCCGAGTACAAGCCGTACCTGTTGCTGCTGTGGAACATCACACCCGCTGACGTCAACGACATGTCCTATGCGGACTTCATGATGTGCGTCGACCTTGTCCAGCAACGCCTAGCCGACCTCAACACCAGATAACCCAGTAGGCAAGGGGTGATTCCCCTTGCGCGATCTGGTCTTCACTATCCTCGGCATTGACAAGGCGTCCCCCGCGTTCAACGAAGTCGGGGCCTCCGCCGACAAAGCACACGACAAGTTGGACGCGTTCGGCTCGTTGTCGGTCAAGAGCCTGGCCGGGGTCACGGGTGGAGCGGTCGCCGCTGGTGCCGCCGTCGGCGGTGCCCTGGCCGGCGTCACGCTGGCGTTCGGCGGGATGGGTGCCGCCGCACTGAAGAACAACGCCCAGGTCAAAGCCTCTTTCGGTGGCCTGTGGGACGAGATCCGCAAAGGCACCACCGACGCCGCACAGCCCCTCGTCCCGGTGTTCCAGAACGTGGCCGGGCAACTCTCAGACGCGTTCCGCTCGGTCCAGCCCGACCTCAAAGGCTTGTTCGCGGCGGCCGGCCCAGGGATCGAGACCCTGACAGCAGGGTTCACCGGGTTCATCACCAACACCATGCCCGGCCTCAAGGACGCGGTCGCCTCGGGCGGACCAGTGTTCGACGGGCTACGGTCGCTGGCCGAGCAGACCGGTAGCGGACTGTCGGACTTCTTCCGCAACACCAGCACGGCCGCGCCCGCCGCCGGTCAAGCCCTGTCCGGCCTGGGCGGGATCGTCCGCGACGCGCTCGGGTTCGCCGGCACCCTGTTCGCGCAACTGGCCACCTCGGGCGCCCCCGTCCTGGCCAGTCTGCGCGAGCTGTTCGCCGCGCTCACGTCCACAGTGTCCACATTGGCCGCTGGAGCGCTGCCAGTCCTGTCGGCCACCGCGACTAGCTTGATCACGATCTTTACCGGTGTGCTCAACGTGGTCCGCCCGTTGGCGGGTGTGCTCGGTCCGTTGGCCGGGATCGCCTTGAGCACTGCGGGCGCCTTCAAAGTGTTCTCCGGCATCGGAAGCGGGGTCACCGCCGCAGCGTCGGCGTTGACCGGGTTCGCCAGCCGGGCCAAGGAAGCCGCAGCCGCCGGCGGTACGCTCGGTGGCGGGGCCGGAGTGGCCACCAGCGCCCTCGGCAAAGTCGGCGGGGTCCTCGGTAAGGTCGGCGGAGCGATCCCGGTCGTCGGCGCCGCCCTGACCGGCCTGGGCGCCATCTTCGAACTGATCGGGAACGACTCCGACAAGGCCAGCCAACAAGCCGACCACCACACCACCGCGCTCGGCGAGACCGAACGCGCCACCCAAAAGGTCAAGCAGGCCCAGCAAGCCTACGACGAAGCCGTGGCCCGCTCCGGCCCCGGCTCACATGCCGCGATCGACGCACAGAAACAACTCGCCGACGCGGTGGACAACGAGGCCCGCGCCCAGAAACAAGCCTCGGACGCGACCAAGAACCACACCCAACGCATCACCGAACAAACCCTGGCCGTGTTCGGGTCCATCGGTGCGCAGCAGCAATACCGCGACTCCGTGCTCGCTGAACAGCAGGCCCACCAGAACGTGATCACCGGGCTCAAGCAGCACACCGCCGCGTCGCTGGAAGGTAAGCAGGCACAGGAAAGCTGGAACTCCGCGATCCTGCAATCGATCACCCAAGCAGGAAACTACAAGGCATCCTTGGTGACCACGGGGGTAGAGGCGGACGTCAACGCCGCCAAGCTCAAAGGAATGAACGAGGAAACCCTACGACTGGCCCAAATCTACGGCAAGGACGCACCGCTCGCGTTGCAGCAAGCAATCGGCGCGATGGACAAGGCCGCACTGTCGGCTGCCGGGATCACGGTCACAGTGGACGCCGCCGGAAGATCGATCTTCAATCTCAAGGGCACGACCATTACCTTGGACGCGAAAGACGACTTGACACCGAAGGTCAACGCGGCACAGTCCGCCGTGGACAAGCTGCGTAGCCAGCCATGGATCGTCATGTTCATGGGCATGATCCACCCACCACCGGCCGCCTCCGGCGACGGGTTTCCTTCCTTACCGCTGCCACCCATGGGTCCCGTCGCGCATTACGCGGACGGCGGTCGATGGACCCCGATGGCAGCCGGGCGGGCCACCATGGTCCCGCCCAACACATGGCGGGTCGTTGGCGACCGGTCACGGGACGACGAGGCCTACATCCCGATCAACCAGGCGCCACGCAGCCAAGCATTGCTCGCCGAGACCGCCCGGCGGATGGGGTTCGACCTCTTGCCCCGCACGGGCAACGGATCTACCGTGCCAGCGGGCAGGGGCGGCGTGAACGTGGACGACCTCGCCGAAGCGTTGCGGATCGCACTGTCCGGCGCCCGGCTGAGGCTGGACGATTCCCTGGGCCGATACGTGCGGCTGGACACCCAAGCCAACGCCCGGAGGTGACACTGTGCCGTTCTACCTCGGACGCCTCGGCGCCCTACGCAAGCTGCGGGACCCTATGAAGGGCTTGGACGCCACCAACGAGCGCATCGGGGCCACCCACCGATCACTGAATGGAACCACCAGCCTGGACGTCCTCGGCCACAAGCGAACGTACAAGATCCAATGGGACTATCTCACTCATGATGATCTGTCCTACCTGGAAGCGCTGCATCTCGGGCTAATCGACGGCCCGCTACGACTGGTCGACCCGCAACGCCGGAACCGGCTACGCGCCCAAGTCTCCTCGGGTGGCAGCCGGTCACGCACCACCGCCGGATTCACCGCGACGCAAGGCACACTCGCGTTCACCTCGGGCGCCACGCCGCCGGACGTGTTCGCCGCTGGCGCGATCACCTGGACACTCCCAGCAGCGGCCGGCGGCCGGCTGACCGCCAACGACACCCTCACCGACCGAACCCCGCTGATCCCCGGAGAGCCGGTCACGCTCTCCCTCTACGCCGCCGGGGACCCTGTCACCGTGCAAGTCGTTATCACACCGGTAGATCCGTCCGGACAGCCAGGCTCGCCCGTGTTCGGTCCACAGGTGACGCTGACCGGCAGCTACCAGCGGCTGCCCCTCACCTTCATCCCAGGCCCGTCCCATGCCGGATGCGCGGTCGGCGTAGACGTCCCCATTGGCGGACCCACCGGGACGATCACCACCACCGGGTGGCAACTGGAAGCCGCGCCCACCGCCTCACCCTGGGTGCCCGGAACCGGCTGCCCGGTCGTGGTGATCGACTCACTGACCGATGTCTACCCCGAATACGGATACCACGCGCCCACCCTGACCCTGCTGGAAACCTGACATTCTCAGTCACGGCAACGTCCACTCCACACTGTTGCTGCCGTTCACGATCTTGACCGTGCCGTCCGGCAGGAACACTTCGACCCCGCCCGAGTACTTCTTGTTCGGCTGCCAGGCCACAGTGGGCACGCCGAGACGCTGATGCGTCGGCAGGCACGGCCCGTCATAGTCGCCCCGAATCGAACCCGAGGTCACGCCACGGGCATCCACCGCCGTGAAACCCGTGACACTTTCCTGCACTTGAATGGGGTTACTGAAGTCGGGACCGGTCGCCACGTCCATCCACACCACCTTGCGGTGCGTACCCGGCGGTGGCGGCCTGTCAAAAGACGCCCCCGGCGCGCAGTCGGTCAGCTTGATGACGGTGAGCCGGATATTGCAGGCGGGGTCATTGCGGCTCTGACAATTCGGCCCGAACCCGACGTACTCACCGAATGCCCGGGACTCGACCTGTGGCCTGCTCGGTGACGTCGAGCCATGAACGGCGGTGCGCGGCGGGCCGTCTCGACTGGTGTCACCGTAGTTGCCGCACGCGGCCAGCAGTACCGCGCACCCAAGCATCACCACAGCACCGACGCGACTCATTTGTCTCCCCCTCGAACAGATCATGGTCCGCGCCCTCAGGCGTGCCACTGATGATCGACCAGCATGACGCCCTTCTGGAGCGGCCACATGGACCAACTTCCCGCGCTGGGCATCAGCGGCGCCCTCGTGCTGGTGATCGCGTACCTGCTGGCGTCCAACTTCCGCGACCGGGTCCAACACGAACGCGCTCTCGCGATGCACGACGCCGAACACGCCACCGAGCTGGCCCAGGCCCGCGCCGCCCATGACGCCGACCTCGCCGGCCTACGTGCCCGAGTGGCGGTGCTGGAACGACGCCTGGGCGAGCTGGAGACCGAGCTGGACAAGGAACGTCGACGGCGCCGAGCGGCCGAGGACGCCGCCGCACAGGCCCGCCGCACCCAGCAGTAGCCGACCGAGTCCACCCCGCGCCCAACGCCCGGCTGTGATGGAGGTGTGCCCCGATGTTATCGACCGGAACCCCCGCGCTGGATGACGCACTCGCCGAAGCTCTCGCGCAACCGGTCCGCGAACCGGTCTGGCGGCTGCTGGTCGACCTCGCCAGAGACGGCAGGTTCGCTCACCCCTGGTCGGACGTGACCAGCCTGGCCACCGACATCACCGTGGACCGCGCGATCACCGGGGACCTGCCCGAAGGCACCACCCTGACCGAGGGCTACGCCTCGGCGAGCCTGACCGCCAGCCTCGAAGGCCGGTTCTCCGATGGGACCTCCATCGTGGACGCGGTCGCATCGAAGGCTGGAAACCCGTCGTGGGTGGGGGTGAGCCTGCGCTACGACCTCGGGCTACGGACCCGGCTCGGCCCGGTCCTGCTGCGGCAGTTCACCGGCATCATCCGCACCACGTCCATGCGCGCCTCAAGCGGGTCGGTGGACATCACGGCCGCTGACGGCGCGGAACAGTTGCGCGCCGGGATCACGCTCCCGTCCATCAGCCTGGACGGCCTGCAACAAGCCAAGTACGGCGATAGCGGCTACCGGTACTGGATGAATTCACAGTGGATCATCGACTACGTGCTGCGCGCGAACGGGATTCTGACCGCCGCCGCCCCGATGCCCGGCTGTGTGCTGACGATCTCCGGCCACGGCAGCCTCGTGTCCGAAGTCGGCTTCGGTGGGCAACCCATCGGCACAACCGACACCTACACCGGTCCACTCTGGACAAGCGGGCCGGACGGGATGCTCGCCCCGAACGGCGGCGACGGCATCCCGACCTACACGTCCCGATACACCGCCGCTGGCATGACGCCGGTCCGGGGCGGTGCGGGATTTGGGATGGCCCTGTGGGTCTACCACGGCGCAGGCGCCCCGCTCGGCGGCGGCGTGTCCACCTCGCGGGTGGTGGAGGTCGTCCCGGGAGGAAACCAGATCTTCAGCCTGGTGCTCCAGCCCAACGGAGGCATCGCGATATCCACCGTTCCCGGCGGAACGGGCCTGTTCACCGTCTGCCCGATCACCCTGGACGCCACCGTCCGATGGCGACAGATCGCCGCCCACATCGCGTTCACCGGCACCGGCGGCGGCGTCTCCGGTTTCACGGTGACCTGGAACGTGGACGGGCAGATCGCGACCAGCAGCACCAACCGCGCCATGGTGAGCGGCGGGGAATACCCCTCCGCCCTCGTGAACCTCTACGTAGCCCGCCCCCTCAGCGGTGTGCAGGTCTGGGTCTTGCCCACCGCGCCCGCCCCCGACGCCTGGCCAAAGCTGCCGGCCACGCCACCGGGCGACATTGACCCCGGGCTCAACCAACTGACCTACTTCCCGGCGATCACCGGGCGGGACTCCTGGGAGCTGATCAAGGAAGTCGCGCAAGCGGAGTTCGGGGTGCCGGGGTTCAACGAGTCCGGTCGGTTCTCGTTCCTCAACCGCGACACGTTGACCAGTCGCCGATCGGCACCACCGACCGCGACCCTCACCGCCGACCAGTTGGCCGAGGTCACCGCCACCACCAGCATGGACAGTGTCCGCAACGACGTCTCGATCACCGCCGCCTCGGCCTACACCCGCAACCCCAAAGTATTGATCGAGTCCACCGATCCACTGTCCTATGTGTTCGCCGCAGGCACCCTAGAACGTCGCGTGTTGGCCCTGCCCGAAGGATCGTCCGGCCTCGTCGGACTGTTCGGGTCGTTCAACAACGGCTCCGTAGTCAGGGTCGCGTCGTCGGCTTGGAATGACACCGTGCTGACCGGGTACGCCTGTGTCCGGGCAGATCAACCCGCGACCGAGGTCACCAGCAACGTGTCGATCGTCGTGCGCCGACTGACCGCGACCAGTGCGCAGGCGTCGTTCTCCAACACCAACACGTTCCCGATCCAACTGACCACGAACGACGCCACACCCCGGCCCGCGTTCCGGCTCTCCGGGGCCGTCGTCACCCCCGACCCGCCGCTGACCGACATCCTCACCGATGACACCTCGATCGCGACCTACCGACGGCGCTCTCTCGACCTGGGAAGCGGGCCGTGGCGGCAACGCCTCGATCCGTTCCGGGCACTCGCGCAAACACTGCTGGCAGAGCTGGCCCGCCCGTCCACTGTGTACGACCGCATCCCCCTGCCCGGCGATCCCCGCCGGACACTCACCGACACCGTGACCGTGACCTACCCCGCCACCGTGACCGCGTCCATCATCGGCATCACCCGGCGACTGTCGACCACAGACGGACTCGTCGACGAGTTGACCGTCCGCCCACAGCACCCCTGACCGGACCAGTCAGAGCCTGAACGGCTCTACCGCCGCCACTCACGCCCGCACGCACCCGCACCGGGATCTCCTCCCGGTGCGGGTCGCTGGCGCGCCCACCGAAAGAAAGGGATCAATCCTCGTGACCGACTATGGCATTGACCTGTCGCACCACAACACCGTGGACGACTGGAACGCGGTACGCGGCAACAACATCACCTATGCGTCCATCAAGCTCACCCAGTCCACAGACTTCGTCGACTGGGCCGCCGGGAACCACGTCGCGGGGGCTCGCTCGGTCGGCATCAGACCCGGCGGCTACCACTACGCCACCGGCCTGGGTGACGTCGACGCGCAGGCCGACCGGTTCACCGACAACCTTCGTGCTCACGGCCTATTGGACGCGGGGTCGCTCGCGCCGATGCTCGACATGGAAGCCGCGGACCTGCGCGGCAACGCCAACCCGTTCGTGCGCGAGTTCATCGCCCGCTATCGCATCGCAAGTGGACAGTCCAAGATCCTCGTGTACGCCAACCTGGACTGGTGGACCCACGTACTGAACCCCGACGAGTGGGCCGATGACGACGTGTTCCTGTGGATCGCCCGCTACAACGGCGACCCCGGCAACCCCGGCTGGAACCACCCACGCCTCGCCCTGCACCAGCACACCAACAAAGGCACCGTCCCCGGCATCCCCGGCAACGTCGACCGAGACGCCACCATGGCCGGCTTCGGCCTCGACACTCTCACCCTGGGCGGCGACGCACCCGCGCCACCTCCACCGCCGCCCGCGCCGGCCCCGGACGACACCTACACCGTCCAGTCCGGCGACACACTCTCCGGGATCGCCGCCCGGTTCGGCACCACCTGGCAGGAACTCCAACGCATCAACGGCATCCCCAACGCCAACCTGATCTTTCCCGGCCAGGTCCTCCGGCTACACGGCGACCCCGCACCGCCACCACCGGACGAGCCACGCACCTACACCGTCGTGCGCGGCGACACCCTGTCCGGCATCGCTGCCCGATTCGGCACCACCTGGCGCACCCTCCAAGAGATCAACGGGATTGCCAACCCGAACCTGATCTTCCCCGGGCAAGTCCTGCGCCTGCCCTGAACATCGTTACCTGGCAACAGGACAGACAACCCATGGACCCGATCGACCCGGCCACCGCCAACGCGGCGCTGTGGTTCTACGCCATGGTGTTCACCGGCTGGTTCTCCAGCGCCGCAGGCCGCGGCTTCGTGCGGCTCTACACCTACCTCGACACCCTCCCATCCAGAAAGGACAAAGACAGCATGCCCACCACCGACACCCGCAACCGCGCCCTGCGGACCCTCGCCCAGAACCTCGCGTTCGACGCACTACTCGCCGTCATCCTCGTCCTACTGCCCGCGATCCAAGCCGAACACATCAACTGGTCGCTGCTGCTGGCCAGCATAGCCAAGACCGCCGCCGTGACCATCCTCGCCGGGACACAACGGTGGCTGGAAAACCGCCGCAGCGACCCGGCATGAGACCGCCCGTCAACACGCTGTGCGCCAGTGGCCCCACCCCCTCATCGGAGACCCATGCCAACGATCCACCCGGGCGACCTCCGACCTGCCGACACCAGGCAGGCCGGACATCGGAGTCCGCCATGACCGCCGACGTCCCCGAGTTACTCACCTACCAGCAGGCCGCCGACCAGCTCACCATGTCCGTCCGGTCCCTGCGCCGCCTGGTCAACGCCGGCAAGGTGCCGCATCGGCGCATCGGCCACCTGGTCCGCTTCACCACAGACGACCTCACCGAGATCCTGGCTTCCGCGCGCATCGCGCCCCTGCCGCGCTCGCCGAGGCGTCCCCGACACTGACCCTCGGCGAGTCCTGCCAGGGACGCACGCACACAAACAACGGGGTCCCCGGGGACTACCGCCCCGGGGACCCCGTCACCGACCGTGGGTTACGCCACCCGGCGAGTACCCGCGACCTTGCGCGGCGCACGCCCCGCCGACTTACGCCCTGCCGAACGCCGCACCCCCCGCTTGACCTCTGTCGCCCCCATGGACTTGCGGCGCAACGCGATCACGTTGCGGATCTCGCAGTCCGCCTCCGGCATCAAATGCCCGTAGGTGTTGGCCGTGATCCCGATCGACTCATGCCCCAACCGGCGCGACACCGCCAACAACGGCACCCCATCGGTGAGCAACCACGCCGCGTGCGTGTGCCGGAGATCGTGTACCCGGGGACTCTTGGTCAACCCGCCCGACTGGGCCAGCGTGCGAGCCCGCGCCCACGCCGTGTTTACCCGATGCTGAGGCCACCACCCCCCGTCCAGCGGGTCGGTGAACACCGGCTCATCCGGGCGCTTGCCCTCAACCAGCCGCCGCAGGACCCGCGCCGTGTCGAAGTCCACCACCACCCGCCGCTGGGACGCATTGCTCTTGAGCGCCACCCGGCCCAGCACCACACTCGGGTCCGCCTTCGAGGGCCTCGACAGTTGCCACTCGACATCCACCCACCCGGCCGCGAGGTCCTCCACATGCACGTCCGCGACAATCAGCCCGAGCGCCTCGGAGATCCGCAACCCCGTCCCCAGGATCACGTCCACCAAGTCCGCCAGCGCCGCACCCACCTCCGTAGACACCGGGTCCGCCTGGCACGCGGTCAACAACAGGTCCGCCTCATCGGTGGTCAGGAAGTTCGCGGTACGACCGCGCCGCTTCGGCGGGTCCACCAACAGCGTCGGGTTACCCGACAACGACCACGGCCCCTTCTTGTTCACCGCGTACCGGAACACCGACCGCGCCAACTCATAGGCCCGCTGTGCCGACCGGCCCCGGTCAGTGATCGCGTTCAACACCCGCCGGATCTCGTCCTCATCAATCGCCTCGATCGGTCGCCGGACCAGGTCCGCCAACCCCGCGACCTCCGAGTACAGCGTCTGGCGGTAGATCCCCTTGGTCTTCAGGCTGGCCCGGGTCCGCGACGCGATGTAGTCCTCACCGACCGACCCGAACGTCGGCCCCACAAATGCCACCGGCCGCTGGCCGGTTACCAGCTCGAACGTGACCACCCGAGGGTCCTCGTCGTACACCAGGTGACCCAGCGCCTCCACCGCGCCCTTCATCCGCCTGGCGTCCGCCGAGTCCGTGTAGGTGACCGACTGCGGCGCACCGGCCCGCTTCCCGCCAAACAGCCACTTCAACCGGTAGGACTTCGTGCCATCCCGGCGGGTGCGGGTCTCGATCGTGGCCAT